GGTCAGAAAAGCGCGCCGAGGTAAACCACGGCGCGGGGACACGGGCGGGCGCGCGCGCCATGATGAAAAAACACTGAAAATTGCACAAAGTTTCAATGACTTCCGCTTATTTCCGGACAGGTTTTCCGGACATGCGCGGAAGTTTTTGATACATGGACGGACATCACTGGGAGGAAACAGGATGACTGAACCAAATGAGGACGCCGGCAAGAAAAAAACCGGCAAAACAAAAAAGATCACGCCGGCAGGACTGCAGAAAAAGCTGATAGCATTTGCTAAGGTTTATCAGCTCGACAATGAAGAGGACTTCCTGGAAGCTGCGCGGATCTATTCCGAGGAAGCGGCACTGATTGCCCAGATGCGGGAGATCCTGGAAGAAGAAGGGCTGACAGTTTGGAAAACGTACAAAAGCGGGGACATGCTTTGTGCGCATCCGCTGCTGTCAGAGCTTCCGCGGCATGTGGACAGCGCAAACAAATGCCTGGCCACCATGGGGGATATGATCACAAAGCGCGGCGCGAAAACGGAACATGCAGCCAGGGCGCTGGATGCATTCCGGCTCCACGCTTGAAATTTCCATCTGATGGAAATTTGATCATGTGAGAGGAAGCACATGAAGGACGAAAACGCGATCCTGGCTTATTACCAGAAAATCAAAAATGGCGGCATCATAGTCGGCAGATACATCCGGTTGCTTTATGAGGTGATCATTGAAGGACTGGAAGCACGGCGCTGGTTTTTTGATCAGCGCCTGGCTGAAAATGCAATCCGGTTCATTGAAACATATTGCCACCATTACAAGGGAAAGCTGGCTCCGCAGCGGATCAAGCTGGCCTTATGGCAGCGGGCATCCATTGCGTTAATATTCGGAATTGTGGACGCCGAAGGAAAACGGCAATTTACTGAGGTTTTCTGGATTGTGGGCCGAAAACAGGGGAAAACGCTGCTGGCCGGATCTATCGGCAATTACATGGCATATGCCGCCGGCGAATACGGATCAGAGATTTATTACCTGGCCCCAAAGATTGACCAGGCTGATCTGTGTTATTCAGCGTTTGAATATAACGTCCATGCGGAACCGGAACTGGATGTGATAACAAAATCCACCAAATACCGCGGACTGGTCATCCAGGAAACAAACACAACCGTTAAGAAACTTGCCTTTTCTGACAGGAAATCAGACGGTTACAATCCCATGTATTACTGCGCTGACGAAGTGGCAGCATGGCCAGGCGCGCGCGGACTGCGACAGTGGGAGGTTATGGTTTCCGGCACAGGCGCACGGGAGGAACCGCTTGGCCTGGCTATTTCTTCCGGCGGATATGAGGACGATGGGCTTTTTGATGAACTGATGAAACGCGGAACGGCCTTCCTTAACGGGAACAGCCGCGAACAGCACATTTTGCCGATTCTCTACATGATAGATGATCCGGAAAAATGGGATAACATCAGCGAACTGCAGAAAGCGCTGCCGGGCTTGGGGGAAAGTGTCAGCGTCAACTTTATTCTCAGGGAGATTGACACAGCGCACGAAAGCATCAGCAAAAAACTTGAGTTCCTAACAAAATACTGCAATCTGAAACAAAATTCTCAGGCTGCATGGTTTGATGCTGAAACAGTGCGCAAGGTTTTTCTGCATGAAAATGACCAGGGCGAAATGGTTCCATGGTCCATGCAGCTGGAGGATTTCCGCGACAATTACGCGCTCTGCGGCCTGGACCTGAGCCAGACAACAGACTTGACCAGCGCATGCGTCCTGATCGAGCGCGATGGCATCATCTGGATGTTTTCACATTTCTGGCTGCCGGCGGACAGGATCCGCGAGTGTACGGACCGTGATCAGGTTCCGTACCAGATCATGATTGAGCGCGGACTGATCAGCCCCAGCGGGGACCAGATGGTGGATCACATGGATTGCTTCCGCTGGTTCACAGATCTGATTGAAAAATATCAGATTTATCCTCTCATGGTCGGATATGACAGGTGGAGCGCAGCGCAGATTGTGCAGGCGCTCAAACAGTATGGTTTCCATGTTGACAGCGTAACGCAGGGATTTAACCTGTCCGGCATAATTGATTCCATGGAGGGACTGATGAAAGCCGGAAAACTGCGCTGCGCTGATGACAATGATCTGCTGAAAATCCATTTCATGGACGCAGCTCTGCAGATCGAAAGCAATACCAGCACGCACACGCGAAAAAAACTGGTTAAGCTGAGCAAAAACGCACATGTTGACGGTGTTGCAGCTGTCCTGGATGCGTTGTGCATGCGCCAGGTCCACTGGAATGATCTGGGTGAAAGACTGATGAATTAAGAACGGGGGGAAACACTGTGGGATTTTTTGAAAACCTTTTCAGCAAATCAAAACCAGACCGGACGCGGGCGCGGGAAACATTCCGGTTTATTGAGGGTTATTCCCCGGTTTTTCACTCGTTCCAGGGCGAAATTTATGAAAGCGAGCTGATCCGAAGCAGCCTGGACGCGCATGCCAGGCATGATGCAAAGCTGAAACCGGAGATGAAGGGAACGGCAAAGCCGGCGCTCCGCTCAAAGCTGAAGCTTGCGCCGAACAGCTGGCAGACCTGGCCAAAATTTCTTTATCAGGCAGGCATGATTCTATATGGCCGGAACAATCTTTTTGTTGGTCCGGTTTTCGGGGAATATGGGGAAATCATCGGGATCCAGAACATATGCCCAAGAAAGTGGGAGCTGCTGGATGTCAACGGCGTGCCATGGATCCGGTTTTATCTGGATAAAGATGAACGTGCTGCTGTGGAACTGGAATATATCGGCATTATTACGCGTTACCAGGTTTTTAATCAGCTGTTCGGAGAATCAAACAGGGCGCTGAAGGACACGCTGGATCTGCAGGAGATTCAGCGCCAGGGAATTGCGGAAGCAGTCAAAAACGGCGCGACATTCAGATTCTGGGCGCGCAGTAACAACTGGGCAAAAGACACAGATCTGAAAAAAGAAAGGGAACGTTTTGACGAGTACAATTTCCGGAAGGATAACGGGGGCGGCGGGCTGCTGATTTTCCCAAATACCCTGGATGATATTCATCAGGCGGAATCAAAACCTTATGCTGTTGACGCGGATCAGCAAAAAATCATCAGGGACAACGTTTTCAATTACTTCGGAACCAATGAGAAAATTTTGCAGAATTCCGCAAGCGGCGATGACTGGGCCGCTTTTTATGAGGGCGGGCCGGAATGGTTTGGGCTGAATCTAGGTGAAGCAATAACCATGATGCTTTTCACAGAACGTGAGCGCGTCAACGGAAATTTGTTTCAGCTGACGTCCAACCGGCTGCAATACATGTCAGCTGCAGACAAACTGAATTTCGTGAGCCAGATGGGAGATCGCGGACTGCTGACACGAAATGAAGCCAGGGACGTTTTCAGCCTGATGCCGCTGCCGGAGCCGTATGGCAGCCAGGTCATGGCCCGCGGTGAATACTACAACATAAACGATGATAATGGGGGTGCAAAAGATGCCAATGCGTGAGGACCGGGAATATCGTGACATCAGCGTGAACCGGCTGGAGATCCGGACGCTGGATGATGGCCAGGACGTTGTGGAGGGCTACGCAACAACGTTTACTGAGCCTTATATGCTCTATGAAGAGGACGGGTACAGACTGTGGGAAAGCGTTGACCCGCATGCTTATGATGATTGCGACCTGTCCGACATTATCATGCAGTACAACCATGAGGGCCGTGTTTTCGCGCGGGGCGGGAATAAAACCCTGGTTGTTAAACCGGATGATCATGGCCTGTGGATCCGCGCATACCTGGGCGGCACGGAAATAGGCCGGCAGCTGCTGGAGGAAATCCGCGGCGGTTATACCACAAAAATGTCCCAGGGCTTCAGAGTGGCCAAGGATGAGCGGCGCGTTGTGGAAGATCTGGAAAACGGCCGGATTGACGTTTACCGCACCATTCTTAAGGTCAAAAAACTTTATGATGTTTCTGCCGTGTCACTGCCTGCCAATGACGCGACTGAAATAAGCGCCAGGTCCTTCGGGGAGGGAGTTATTTCCGAAGTGCGCGGGGAGATCGCGGCTGAAAAGGCACGGGCGCGGAAAAAGGACCAGATCAAAATAATTGCAGGAGGATTCTAAAAATGAAGTACAAGACAATCCAGGAAATCGAAACCAGGAAAGCTGCCATCCTCCAGGAGATGGAGCAGGACGGCGCGGATCTTGACGCGCTGAAAAAGGAAATGGACGAACTGCGCCAGAACGCTGATGATCTGCGCAATGCTGCTGCCCAGGCTGCGGAAACCCGCCGCCAGATCGCAAACGGCGCTGCCGGGATCTCCGGGAAAGTTGTTGAGAGCCATGAAGCGGAAGGCCATGCCATGACGCTGGACGAAATCCGCAGCTCTAAGGCTTATGTTGACGCATATGCCAATTATATCAAAACCGGCAAGGCTGATGAATGCCGCGCACTGCTGACCACCAATGCTTCCGCCAATGGCCAGGTCCCTGTTCCCACGCTGGTTGATACCATCGTCCGGACTGCCTGGGATCGCAACGAGCTGCTGGCCCGCGTCCGCAAGACCTATTTCCGCGGCAACGTCAAGGTTCCGTTTGAACGGGCTGCTGATGGCGCCTATGTACACGCGGAAGGCACAACGGCTGTTACG